AAGTCTGCAAGTACAGGTAACGCCCGAGGAACAGACCAAACTCAACGTAAGAAGCAATATCGTCGTGCTGATATTATTAAACTTATGAAGACCGACCCAGAGCGTTATGCAGCTTTGTCAGAAGAAATCTTTCAAGCTTATGCCGAGGGTCGTGTTAAGTAGCCTAATCTAAAGGAGATTTATCATGGCGACTCAAACTTATCCCGGTACAGTAGGCGGTGGCTCCATTGTCAATAAGACAGCCGCAGCAACATTCATCCCTGAAATCTGGAGCGACGAAGTAATTGCCGCATACCAGAAGAACCTGAAGATGTCACCTCTTGTAAAGAGAATGTCAATGACAGGTAAGAAGGGCGACAAGATCCATGTCCCTAAGCCTATCCGTGGCGCTGCATCTGCTAAAGTTGCTGACACCGCAGTTAACATTCAGGCGAACGTAGAGCAAGAATTGCAGATTGAAATCAATCGTCACTTCGAGTACTCGCGTTTTATTGAGGACATCGTAGAAGTACAGGCACTTAACAGCCTGCGACAGTTCTACACAGAAGACGCTGGTTACCAGTTGGCTCTGACGGTTGACACTGACCTGATGAACTGCGGTACTGGTTTTGGTGATGGAACGCTAGACCTCGCTGCTCCTACTGGTGCAGATTGGGCTAACAGCAACAGCTACTACTTTAACGCTGCTACTGGTCTGGATCTCTTTGTTGCTGGCACTACGGCAACTGGCGATAACTTTACTGACCTCGGTTTCCGTGAAGCTATCAAGATCCTTGACGACGCTAACGTACCAATGGAAGATCGTTGCTTAATCATCCCACCTGCTGCTCGTAAGACAGTAATGGGAATTGAGCGTTACGTATCTAGCGACTTCCGTGATGACCGTACTGTTAAGTCTGGTCTGATTGGTAATGTCTACGGTGTTGATGTTTACGTATCTAGTAACTGTCCTACGCTTGAGACTAACGTCCGTGGCTGTATGTTCTTCCACAAGGATGCCATCATCCACGCCGAGCAGATGAACGTTCGTTCACAGACTCAGTACAAGCAAGAGTACTTGTCTACTCTGTACACCGCTGACACCCTCTATGGTGTTCAAGTGTATCGTCCTGAAGCTGGTTTAATCCTAGCTGTATTTGACGAGTAAGACCCTTAGCCCCTTCGGGGGCTTTTCCTTTTCTTGTTTGCTTTGAGGATAGCTTATGCCTATTTATAGGGGTGATGGAGGTTCAGGTGATTCGTCCACGGACGCCTATGCTTCACAGATTGCCCAGTACGCACAGACAGCTACCGAGAAAGCAAACGAAGCTTCGGCCAGTGCAACGGCGGCTGCTAATAGCGCCTCTGCTGCTGCTGGTTCGGAGTCTGGGGTAGCGGCTGATGCTGCTGCTGCCAACACAGCAAAACTTGCGGCTCAGGCTGCACAGGCTGCTGCCGAGACTGCTGAGACTGGTGCAGAGACAGCCGAGACTAACGCAGGCACACAGGCCACGGCTGCTGCTGGAAGCGCAACTGCTGCTGCCTCTAGTGCAACGTCAGCGGCTTCGTCGTCAGGTACGGCAGCTACCAGCGCATCACAGGCGGCTGCTGCGGCTGTATCGGCTAGTTCCAGTGCAACATCAGCAACATCAGCATCTTCGGCAGCTAGCTCTAGCGCAACCAATGCAGCTTCTAGCGCCACTGCTTCAGCTACCAGCGCAACTGCTGCAGCAACATCAGCGACTAACGCAGGTACGTCAGAAACAAACGCTGCTGCAAGCGCGGCTGCGGCACAAGCTGCACAGGAAGCTATTGATGGTTTGTACTTAGGCGCTCAGGCGTCTGACCCTACCGTTGATCTTAACGGTGACCCTGTTACCGCAGGCGACTGGTACTTTAACACAGCGTCTAATTTAAGCAGAGTCTACAACGGCTCATCTTGGGTTAATACAGCAAACGTCGGAACAGTTACTAGCGTAGGCGGCACAGGCACAGTCAATGGTGTAACGCTTACAGGCACAGTAACTTCTTCAGGTAACCTTACGTTAGGCGGTACGTTAGGAGGCATTACAGCCTCACAGCTTAACTCACAGAACATCAGTCAATGGACTAACGACAGTGGCTACATAACAGGCAATGAAACAATTACATTAACTGGAGCAATTACTGGCTCTGGTACTACTTCTATAGCAACCACACTGTCCACAGTTGACGGAGGCACATACTAAATGACTACTATTATTACTAAGAATGGCTCAGGTGCGCCCACAGCAGGGCAGTTATCTCAAGGTGAACTTGCGGTAGACTTAACTAACAAAGAACTGTACACCAAAGACTCTGGTGGTAATGTTATTAAAGTTGGAGCGCAAGGCGGCTCAACAGGAACTTTTACAGACCTGACTGCAACCTCAAGCTTTACGTCTCCCGGCATCGACGACAACGCTAACGCTACGGCTATCACGATTGATGCCAATGAGAATGTTGGTATTAACTCGACAAACCCCTCGGCAAACCTACAAGTGGCTAGCCCGACTGGAGGCAATGCGTACCTATCAGTTACTCGCATGAACTCTGACTCATCGTCAGTTCGTCTTGCTGCTGAGAATGGGCTAACCTCTCTGTATTCTATAGGCGATGAACCACTGTCGCTTGGAACGAATAACTCAGAAGCCATGCGTATTGATGATGCTGGCAATGTTGGTATTGGTACTGCCTCATTAAGTACACCACTTACTGTAAGCAGAGGTGCGGCTGAGAATGGGCTGGTGGCGAGGCTGTATGCTTACGAAGCAAGTATTACAGACAGAGGGTTGGAAATAAGCACGGACGTTTCTGGCGGTAGGGTAAACTCAGAAATAACATATAACGCGGAGAGCGGAGCCGCATCAGGACAGCACGTTTGGCAAACAGACGGCACAGAACGCATGCGTATTGACGCCGATGGCAATGTTGGTATTGGTACGAATCCTACACAGCCTCTACACGTTTCCGCGAGCATGGCTTCTGCTGGTTCTGGCCCTGTAATACAGGTCTCTGAAACGTCAGGTGGCGCTAGGAATGGCATCCGCTATACATCCACAGCTATAACAAACTCAGCGGTTGATTTACTAAAGGTAGAAGATGCAAGCGGCTCCCTGTTCAATGTTAAGGGCGGTGGCAATGTTAATATTGAAAACGATTTGAGTCTCAACGGCATTGCCTATTTTGCTGACAAGGTGGGTGTTGGCGGTGGGGGCGTGACAGCAAAGCTAGATATTACCTCAACACAAGCCAGTTGGTTGGACGCAGGCGATGCCCAGCTTGCGCTACGTAACACTAACCCTAACCGCGCTGCGTACATCTCGTTTGACCAAGATGCAAACCTTACTTTCTACAATAGTGGAAGCACTGGAGGATCTGACGCTACTGTTTTCCGTCAGAAATCTGGCGAGGCCATGCGTATTGATAGCGATGGCAGGGTTGGTATTAAGTACGTTAGCAACTACAACGACGCTCGACTAACCGTTGCTGGCTCTAGCTCTACAGGTACAGCTAACTCGCACATTGCGCTTGTAAGTGACACGAGTGTAGGCATTGGTAACGGCCCTCAGATACTATTCTCTGACTCAGGGCCGGGGTCTGACTTTGCTGGCGGTACGATAGGCTTTGAACGCACTGGCTCTAACAGTATGGGTGATCTTGTGTTCGGTACTCGGCGAACCGCTGGTACTAGCACAACGCCTACAACAGAAGCCATGCGCCTCGACAGCGCTGGCAACTTGCTGGTTGGTACTACAAGCTCAGTAGGCTCCGGATCAGCAGGTGTTACTGTTGCCAACGTGTCGGGCGTAATAGGACAGGTCGGTATTGCTAAAACGTATTCAGGCACTACGGGAGCCATGAAGTTTTACTACGGCTCTACAGAAGTTGGTCGCATTGACTACTCCGACACCTCCACAACTTACGTAACATCATCAGACGAACGCCTCAAAGAGAACATTGTAGACGCACCTGCTGGCAACATCGACAGCATCAAGGTTCGTTCGTTCGACTGGAAGGCTGACGGGTCGCATCAAGAGTATGGCTTCATTGCTC